CTATTCAGTTAAGTAGGTTGGCTACATCAATGGATCATAGTAGCGAGATGTTTGGGAAGCTTGAAACAACCCAGAAAGAGATGGGGCAAAAGCTAAATCGGACAATCTTGGATCATTCAAACAGATTAACGACAGTAGAGTCGAATCAGTCAAACTCTAAAAATCTATGGGATAAAATCGGATTCCCTTTATTGATGTTATCGGTTGCAGTTCTCACAGGTTTAAATTATTTTAAATAGCGGTAGGTTACGTGTTACTTAAATACGGCAATAGAGGGGTAGTGTTATGTTATTACATATCAAAAACTTAGGCACAAAGTGTGGGGCTTAGAACAGGAAGCCCAAACAAGAACAAAACATTCCTGCTAGATAGGCTTAAAGCAATGTATGGGGATGACTTTGACCCTATTATAAATGCTTGCGAAAACGCTATAAGAATGAGCGATATGGCGAAGGCTGGAGGCGAAGAAGAATTTATGATGCGTAAAGAATGTGTTAACGCATGGGATAAAATAGCTCATTATGTAACACCTAAGCTAAAAGCTGTTGAAGTCTCTGGAGAGTTGCAGCATAAGCCCCATGAAGATTGGTTAGATCTATTAGATGGCAAATGACCTAGAGCTGGCAAAGCGCAAACGATTAAAAGACGATCTTACGTTTTATGCTAGGAATTGCCTACAGATACGCGGAAAAGAAAAGATACAGTATTTCGAGCTAAACAAAGCACAGCTCTATATTCACGACATCCTAGAAAAGCAGCTAAAAGAAACTGGAAGAGTTCGCGCTATTGTATTGAAGGGTAGGCAACAAGGTGTATCAACTTATGCGGAAGCTAGGTTTATATGGCGTGTCACTCATTCAAAAGGTGTTAGGGCTTTTATTCTTACGCAGGAAGAAGCGGCAAGTCAGACATTGTTTGAAATGGCTAAACGCTACTACGATAATTTACCCGAGCCAGTTAAGCCCGCACTATCAGCATCCAATAGTAAGGAGCTTCATTTTAATAAGCTAGATAGCGGCTATAAGATCGGTACAGCGGGAAACAAGTCAGTAGGTAGATCACAGACAAACCAATTTTTTCATGGCTCAGAGGTAGCTTTCTGGCCTAATGCTGCTGAACACGCTAAAGGCATCTTGCAAACCGTCCCCAACTCTAATGGCACAGAGATCATTTATGAGTCTACCGCTAACGGTGTGGGTAACTTCTTTCATGAGCAATGGAAGCTAGCAGAAAGCGGCGAGAGTGATTTCATCCCTATTTTTATACCGTGGTATTGGCAGGAAGAATACACCAAAGTAGCCCCAGAAGATTTTACTCTTAGTGAAGATGAAGAGCTTATGGTTGAGGCTTATGGTATTAACCCTAATCAATTATCATGGCGTAGACAGAAGGTAATCGAATTAAGTGCTGGCGGCATGGATGGTGAAAAAGCATTTATGCAAGAATACCCATTTAATGCTGTAGAAGCGTTTCAGGTGTCGGGCGGCGATGGATTAATTAAAGCCTCTTATGTGCTTAAAGCTAGAAACAATGAAGTTAATGGTAATGGTTCGCTAGTTGTTGGCGTTGACCCATCAAGAGGTGGCGATAGGTTCTCTCTAATTAAGCGACATGGGCGAAAAGCTTACGACCTTAAGAAGTGGAAGGACGAGGAAATAGATTCGCTTGGGAAGGCTGTATCGAAGTGTAAAACCGTATTAGATGAAGTTTGCCCGATAGCAAAGAAAAAACCTGACATGATGTTTATTGATGCGGGGGGCGGTGCTGACTTAGTTGATCGGCTACATGAGCTAGGATATGAAGACCGAGTAAAGGCCATATGGTTCGGATCTTCGCCATTAGACGACCAGCGTTACAAGAATAAGCGCGGTGAAATATGGGGCTTGTGTAATGAGTGGCTTACTGATGAAAATTTAGAGGTTCAAATACCTGACGATGATGAGCTACATGCTGACCTTATAGCCTCGCCCTATGATCGCGATTCACATGATAGAATGGTACTATGGCGAAAAGAGCGCATTAAATCAAAGTATGGCTATTCTCCTGATGATGGGGATGCGCTTTGTTTGACGTTCGCGGAACCAGTTAATCAAAACCAAAACATAGTAATGAACTATAAAACCCCTTGGTGAGACAATGTTAGATTATAAAGATATTACAGTTGTTAACGAGCAGCTAAAGCAATCACAAGATGCTGACTCTGACCAGCGCGACATGGTGAGAGAGGAGCGTGACTTTCTTTACGTTAAAGATGGGCAGTGGGATCCTTCAGCCGTCAAAAAGATGGGAGAGAAGTACCGAGGCACGTTCGATAAATGCAATGTGGTTGTTAATGGCATTGTCGGTGAAATGGACGCAGCAGACTTTGATATTAAGATTCGCCCTAGCGGTGGTGATGCCACAAAAGAGCTTGCTAAGACCTATGATGGGTTGATCCGCAACATTGAGACTATGAGTAATGCCAGTCGTGTTTACGCAAGTGCAGGACGCGACATGGTGGCTACTGGTCTTGGTGGCTGGGAAGTTAAGATGGATTGGATTGACGCTGATTCATTCGACCAAGATTTTATTATTGAGTGGATTCCCGACTACGTTAACCGCGTATGGTTTGATGCCGCATCAATACAGCAAGACGCAAGTGACGCACGGCACGTATTTAGTTTAGACAACTTATCGCCTGACGAATACGAAACACAATTCCCTGATGGCTCTAAGCAGTCAATTGGCAGTGATAGAGCTTACGATACGTTTGAGAATAAGCCGGATTTTATTACTGTTGGCCGCATTATCTACCGCCAACCGATTACTAAAAAGTTAGTCCAGATGACTGACGGCTCAGTATATGAGCGTGATGAAGAATTTGAGTCTATCGTCGATGATCTGGCAGAGCAGGGTATTACGGTAGAGCGAGAGCGAAACAAGAAAAGCTATAAGATTGTTAGTCGCTTATTTGATGGTGGCGCTTTCTTAACTGACGCACAAGATACAGTATTCAAAGATTTGCCTATTATTCCTACTTACGGGAACTTTAATGTTGCTGATGGCAAGGTGATCTATAAGGGCGCTATCCGCGATCTAATGGATGCACAACGAGCATATAACACGTTTAGATCGGCAGAGGTTGAGAATGTAGCATTGTCGCCACCTGATGCTTTATGGGTGAGTAGGGCGCAAGCTAAAGTGCCTGCTGATCTTGCGGCGATGGAGAATATGTCGGTTAGCTCACAAAGAGCTTATTTCTACACTCCTGACCCAATGGCACCCGGTGCACCACAACGCTCAGGCGGTGCAGTTATCCAAGGTGGCGTACAGCAAGCAATACAAAATAGCCTTGATGATATATCAACCACAGCATCACGTTCACCCCTTGCAAATGGCGAAGGTGGCGGCGGCATGTCTGGCGTTGCTATCCAATCGTTACAGAACAAGATGGACACAGGCACAATCCATTACTTTAGGCCGCAAGAGGTCGCTATCTGCCGTACAGCTGTAGTTATAGTTAATGCCTTGCCTAATGGTTACGACTCGACTTCACAGAAGCGCATGCTTAATGAAGACGGCTCATTTGAGATGGTAGAGCTTAACAAGAGTGTTGTTGATATGGCGACGAAAAAAACCGTTAAGCTTAATGATTTAACTCAAGGCAAATACGATGTTACTTGTAGTGTTGGTAAAGCGTTTAAGAATCGTCAACAGGAGTCAGTAGAAGCGTTTGCACAGTTGAGCCAGTTTATACCGGGCTTTGGCGAGCTTACAGCGGATCTACAGCTTAAGAATATTGAAGCACCGGGTGCAGATTTAGCGGCTGAACGTATACGCGGCAGATTAATCCAAAGCGGCACTATTCCAGAGTCACAATTGACTGATGAAGAGCGCGAACAAATGCAACAGGCTAAACAGGCGGCAGCACAACAGCCACAAGAGCCAACGCCACAGGATAAGATAGCAAACGCAGAAGCTGACAGGGTTATAGCTGAAACGGCTGACGTACAGAATAGAGGCATTTTAAAGCAGGAAGAGCTACGCATTAAAGAGCAGGATAGTTTGTTAAAGGCTCAGAATGCCGCCGATAAGCTACAGCTAGACGAATTAACCTTAATGTTAAAGCAGCAAGCGCAACAGTCTAGCGAACAGCAAGCCATGAACAAGGCCATGATGGACGGCCAAGCCTCTATTATTGATAACCTTAATACTCAAGCTAATACGCTTAAGATATTAGGTGAATCAATGGGAGCTGATGCAATCATAAGCCAAGCAGGTGTGGAAGCTTATGGGCAGCAAGCAGAAGCTATAACTGAACAGCAAGACGATATGGAAGAAAGCCAAGTATAGTGTTTGTGGCATAAAGTGACAATAAGCCTCTTTACTGGGGCTTTTATTGGTGTATACTGTTAAACACATTAACGGAGGATTAGATTATGTTTAAAATGTTTAATTGGATGAATGTCAACAAGTTACCGATGGCGTGTACAGGTGGATATTTAAAAGATATTGCCGACAAAGAGCGCAGAAAAAAAGAAGCGCTTACATCGGCCAAGAGTTTTGCCGAAGATTTTTGTAATGAGTATCATGTGTTAAAACAATTCTTTGATATGAAGCCAAAAATAGGTAAGTTTGGCGTATGCAAAAAAGACGATGAGAATACAAAAATAACACTAAACGCTGATTTTATTGATGGCGTAAAAATTACCTTTTATGTTTCTCATGAAGGTATAACGGGTTTTGAGTTTACCGAGGAATAGACATGACTAACGAAATGAAGCTACTAACAGCACTATGTGATGCGCTAGGGTTTGATGTTGAGAGGGTGTGCGTTAATCAGGATGATGTTGTTCGCACTAATAATCAGCGAAGGGAGGCGTTATCTAGTGAAAGGTTTGGTTTTTATGTTGGCGCTGTGATTGAACCTATATACGAATACAAGCTAGCCAAGAGGTGTGGATTTAAGTGTGATTATTGTGGCGCTGAAAGTGGTGGCGGCAATCCCATGATCCATAAAGATGATTGTCCTGTTGCAAAATTAAGTGCGGAGATAAAGAATAATGAGTAAAGGCAGCAAGCAAAGACCAACAGATAAAGATAAGTTTAACGCCAACTTTGATCGTATATTTGGCAGTAAAAGTGAGATTATAGGGGAGTGGGATGAATCAGTAGCCCCACCAAAACGGCCTAAGTTTATTCAAGAAATGTTTAATGAGGGAGAGCGTGTTCAGGATGAAGCGGAAAAAAGAATAGCTAATTTTATGCTTGAGGGTAAGAAATGAAAACATTCACAGCGCGAGACTTTAACGAAAAGCGGCAACAAATACGCGAAGCTATCAAAGAAGGTGGCTGTATCGTGCAGTTTAAGTATGCTAATCGTGAGGTAGAGTTCGAGGCGGTAATACTAGAAAAAAACACTATTTTGTCTGACATGATTTATTGTTACGAAAACTTTGCAGATCAAATGCCGTGCAGAAAGATCGCGGCGGCTGAATTAGTTAGAGTTGAGTATGAGAATAAATTGAAGGGGAAAAAGTGATGAAAGATGCAAGCGGCCATTTTGACTTAAAGGTTGGCGACATTACCCAGTCAGACAAGAGGGATTACCCTGTTGTTGTTTTGGAGGTGTTGGAAC